CTTCAGGCTCATGGGGTTGATCTGCGCTTCCGGCACGGTGAGTTTGCTCGATAGAATCGCCATATCCACGAAGCGTTCCCAGATTGGGCGCACACACCGCTCGATGAAATACTCGCGCAGCACCGCGTAATGCACTGATTGCTCCACCAGCTCCTGACGCTGGGCGCTGTAGGTTCAGTTGTAATCCTTCGAGATGCTCGAATAGCTGGTGCAGGTTCCGGCAGCGACAGCACGAAGCTGGCCATTGCGGAATTGCTCCAACACCGCATTCGGGCGCTTGCTATCAATCACCGAGACTTCTTCCCCCGGCAGCAAATTATCGAAGATCATGCCGGGCTGCATTTTCATCAACCGGTTGCCGGTCGCGTCGATATTCTGTGCGCTCGTCGGGCTATCCAAGTTCTTGCGAACATAGGCGCAGAGGCTGGCCGCCAGCTTTGCTGCCACCCGCTCGGAAAGTTCGTAATCCTTAATATCATCGAGGCGCGTCATCACACTGGCGAACATGGAAACACCGCGTGTCTGCGCGATGCGATCCACGGTTTTCAGGTGGATGATCTTTTCTGCCGGATAGCGCTTAGTGTCCTGCCTTGTTACGAATACATGCCGATCACCGGGATGTTCCTTGTAGAGGTAGTAAGCAACCGGCTTGCGCCATGCGTTCTTTTCCACCCCGTGAATGATCCGCTTTTTCTGGTCATTCAGATCGAAGGGCAGGAAATCCGCCTCGATCAGCTCCAGCGAATACGGCACCAGCGTGCCGTGATTGATCGTGGCGCTGATGCCTTCAATATGTTTCACCAGCACTTCACCATCCCGAAACCAGCAGCGTGCAAGCAAGCGCAGCATCTGGTTCCAGTTTAATTCCCACGTTACTTCCGGGAAGCGCACCCATTCTTCCCATAGCTCGATCAACTGATCGTTAATCTCTTTGGCCAGCTCGCCGTTTTTGCGTTTCACCTGTGGTTCAATCGTGATCCCACGGCCGATGACGTTATTGACAAGGCAGTTCAGCACACCACGCGCCAGATCGTGGTTTTCGTCCAGATACCGCGCTTGCAGGCGCAGCGATTCCCCGGCGCGTTCCACCACCGCATCACCGCTGCCATGATCCACTTTTATTTTACGCAGGCGCGACGGCTGGGCTGCTTCATAGGCACGTTGCTGGCGCAGAATCCACCGGGCAGTCTCCCGACGCAGGGCAGATTCCGGCGCGATCATCTCTATGGCTTTGTCGAATACATTAAACATCGCTGAAATCCGCTAAGGCTGCTTGTTGGTTCTGGTTGGCTGACTCAAGAGCGGCCACGCGCCGCTCCCAATATTGAATCTGCTCGCGAATCTCGCGGCTGTTGGCGAGCGTCAGGCTGCGCCCGTTCATCGAATAGCTCTGGCCTTTGGCCACCGATAAATCTGCCGCCAGCCACGCATCGAGCGCAGCCTTGGCGTGGGTAAGTGTCACCGCCATGGGAATGTCCTTCAGTTAAAGTTCCAATCATCAAACCCGATCCAGCTATCGCCTTTGTCTGGCTGCGCCGGTTCAGGCTTCTTTTGGTTCAAATGCTCGCGCTCCATCTCCTGCACCAGCGCATCAAGGTTCGGGTTCAGGATGTAGAGCGCCGCCAGCGTATACACCCGGCAATCCAGCGCCTCGTTGCGATGCCCTTTGGCCAACACCCAATGCCGCGCAGGGTGGCCGTTCACAAAGCGCGTTTGCACCCGTTCCGACGTCAGTTGCCGGAAATATTCCTCCGGATACTCCGCCGGGAAATGGCAATATCCAGCGCCCGGTTGGTGGATACGCAGCCGCGCATAGATCATCTGCTTGGCGGTATCGGTGCCAATCGTGAACAGCTTAACCCGCTGCTTGTTGGTGCGGCTGAACCGGCTCACGAGCGGCCTGCCAATTTGCGACGCGCCCTTGATCGCAAACACGCGGTGATGCTCCCGCGCTTTGCAATATTCATAGACTTTCTGCGTGTAGTGGCCGCCCGTGTCGATGCAGCTGCACCCGACATTCAGCACTACACCGTCGCTACGCTGGAGGTTTTGCCCCAGCACCCGGTCAAGCTCCTGCCAGACGGTGGCCTGCGCCGGATCACCATGCAGCACATGGTATTGCAGCGACCAGCTTTCCTGACCGATGCCCCAGCCGACGATCTCCGCCTCCAGCCGGTCGTCCTGCACGTCCACCCCGGCAGTGATCACCACCACGCCAACGGGTGCCACACGTCCCCAGTTCTCCTTGCGGCTGATCAGGCCGGAATGATCGACGCCTTCGGTGGCTTCTTTCCATGTTTCCCCCAGCGAGGTGTTCACCCAGACTTTCAGCGTTTCCGGCAGGCGCTTGGCCTTCAGGAAGTTTTCCACCATCTCGCCCCAGCGCACCCACGGGCTATAAAGCTCCGAGATATGAAACCCGACCACACCGCTAAAATCAGCCTGCGCTCTCCAGCTGCCACGTGAGAGCATCCACGGCTTGTCACTGTCTTGCAGCGTGGCCTTGCAGTGTTCGCATTCATAATGCGCGTCACCGGGCTGCTTCTTATCAAACTTCACCTGCGCCCAGCGCAGCACCTGAAAAGTGCCGCATGCCGGGCATGGCACGAAGAAATGCCGCTGATCGCTTTGCTGAAAGCGAGCTTCTATTTTGCTTTCGCCCTCAATCGTGGGCGTGCTGGCCGATACCAGAAGCCGGTTCCAGAACGTCGTGGTGCGTTTCTGTGCGAGTGATCCCGGATCACCCTCACTACCGGCGGACGTAGGATAGCGATCTTCCTCATCGAGCAACACAATCCGGATCGGTCGGCTGGCAAGCGATGACGGGCTATTGGCTCCCGCCATCGTCAAATGCCCACCGTTGAATTTCTTATGCAGCAGCGTGTTATCGCTGTTGCGGCTTTTCGGGTCTTTGAACAATTCGGTCAGTGCGTCCGTATCGCGGATCATCGGCGCGAGCCGGTCTTTACTCCATGCCTCTGCCATCTCCAGCGTGGGCTGGATAAACAGGATGGGCGATGGGTCTTGATGAACGAAATACCCCAGAATGTTATTCAGAATCTCCGTCTTGCCGATCTGCGCGGAGGTCATAAACACCACCTCGCGCACGCCGGTTTCATTCACTGCGTCCATCATCCCGCGCTGGTATGGGGCGCGATCCGTCCGCCACCTTCCGGGCTCGGCGCTTGCCTCCGGGCTTAATTTCCGGTGCGTGTCCGCCCACTGGCTCACTGTCAGTTCCGGCGGTGGCATCCACACCTGCCGGACTTTCTTCCTCAAGCTCTGGTAAGGCGTCATCATGGGCAAGTTCCGTGAGTGCCTCATAAATCGCAGCCTTCAGGAACCGCTCGATCTCGGCGGGCTCCTTGAGGGCGGCGATCTGGAAGGCGCATTTGGTGGGGATCGCAAGCAGCCGCATCCGGCAGGCAGAAACTTGCTGCATCCAGTCATGTTCAATCGTTTCAATCGAAATCAGTTGGTTACGAAGTGCGGCCACTTCGAGTTCAGTCTTATCGGCCTGCGCCTTGATCAACCGGGCGCGCTCAAAGTGCGTGTCACGCGGCGCATCGGCGTTGCCATAGGCGCGATCCTGCAAATACTGCACATAGCGCTGCACCGAGCGCACCAGATCGTATTTGCCTTTTTCTGCTTTGGGGATGATGCCATCCCGCGCCAGCTGCTGCACCCGGCGCTCGGTGAGGTTCAAAAACTTTGAAATCACCGCGACCTTGTGAAGAATATGCATGAGGGATTCCTATCATGTCGTGATAATCCACCCCGCAAACTCTCCAAACCGAAACCATTCTGCTGCATCTTCTCCGAGTATGGCAGGATCAAGTGGGCGCTGGACGCCACCGAGTGATAATTCTTTGGCGATGATCTGCTTTGGATCGACGCCAGCCGCGACTTTTCCCGCCAGCGTCAACCGCCACAGCACCGTGGCCTGATAACCGGTGGCCGCTTCGCATTTATCGACAATGACAATCGCGCCGCCCGGCTTCAGGCAGGCGCGGAGCTTGGCGATAAACTCGCGCCGCGCACCCACCGGCATGAACATCATGACGAGGTAACAGATCGCGACATCAAACGGTTCATAGTCAAACGCGCAGGCGTCCATCTGCACGAGGTTTTCCTTGGCCGGTCCCGAATACTCGGCGCACATCTCCGCACTTGGTTCAATCGGCACCAGCTTGGCCTGCCGCTGGGCGAGTGTATCCACCAGCGCCTTGCCGATATTGCCGGTGGATGCGCCAATGTCATAGACCAGACCACCTTGCGGAATGTAATGCCGTGCGATATGCGCCACTGCGCCCGTCACCAGATCATACCACGGCAGCTGCTCGCGGACATGGTGGTTAAAACTCTGGGCTACACCGGCATTCTCGAACGACCATTCCTTGGGGATGTCGATTAAGGTTTCGGAAGTTCTGTCCATTGCTCGTTCTCAAATACTTTGATCGAAGGAATGCCATAATCGGCGTACATGCCTTGCGTGCGTGGGTTACTCTCAATCGCCAGATACTGGTTGCCGTCGCGCCCGTGCTTCGGGAACACCAGCGTTTCCAGCATGATGCGCTTGGCCTCGTGTGGCGGTTTGTGGAAGCGGTTAAAATGCGCTTCTTGTGGCACCCATCCGGCCTTGAAATACAGGCTATCAAGCGTGGCCTGTTTGTGTTTCTCAGGCCGTGCCGTCATCATAATGGTGTGATACGGCGCAACCAGACTCACCAGCCAGTTGCGATAGGTTTCCTTTTGGATCTGCAAGGCAAAGGGTTTGTGCTTTTCGTGACTGTTCGCCACCAGCGTGTAGTTCAGATCAAGGAGTATAATCATAGTTTCACCCCCAGCCGCTCTGAGAATGCGCGTTTTGCTTCATCCACCAATCCCATGCGGCTGCCGTCAGGATAGGGTAAATCAAACTCAAACTCGATAGCTGCTTTTAGTCTTTTGACATTTAATTCCAGCGGCTTCGCGCAGATCGCCTGCACATTCTGATTGCACTCATCCACGCTGACTTTTTCAAAGAACAGCTTGAACAGATCATAAAACTCCCGCTGGGAATGATACTTCTGCACCTTCGGCGAGGTGGCGATGTCACCGAGCGTGATGCCTTCCTCGTAATCCAGCTGGAATAGCACGCCGCTCGCTTGCCGCTCATTCAGCGAATGATAGCCATTGAGCTGCTTGATGTTGATGTGGTTACTGGCCGATGCCACCGCATAAAGCCGTGTGGTGGCATGAGCAAGCGCCGCGCAGATACACACGATATGCTCGCGATCTGCCCGGAAGGGAACGCTGTTGAGCACGCTGGAGATGAAGATCGAAGAATAGCGCAGCTTCTCAGTGCCAATCGCGTGCAGAAATTCCCGCGCCAGCGCCACGCTTGCTTCCTTGTCGATCTCGTTGCTCTCCGCCACCCGGTACGGCTCGAACGGCGTCACCATCACGCCGATGCTTCGCAGGATGCGGGTTTCATGCAAATGGCCTGCGCCAAAATCCAGCACGCAGCGTCCAAACTTGCCGATCCAGCGATCGCGGTTTTCT